TTCTGCAACTTCGTCTTGTTCCAACTCTTTAGACCACTCTAAAACTGGCTCAGAGCCCGTCTCAGAGCTGAATAGGGCCAATCCAGTGACTTTGCCAGGATCAACAGCTAATATGTACTTAGGCATACTTTGCGCCCCAATTCTCCAGTGGACCGTCAGCGTCCGCGGTGAGCGGCACTGCCCATCCTTCAGTTGTAGTCATGCACTTTTTGACTAGCTCTTTGACTTCTTCAGCGTCCTCGCGAGGTGCATTAAGAACAATCTCATCATGAACTGGAACAATTAGCAAATCGGTAAGGTCTGCTTGATCTAGCTTGACAAGGTTGGATTTAAAAATTTCTGCAGCTCCACCCTGAATCAGATAGTTAACCAGCGTGTATACACGGTCTTCATCGCATGGCAGTCTACGGCCTGTCCAAGTGTTTACGTAGCCAGTTCCTTCAACCTCTAAGCGTTCTAGTCCACGCTGTTCTACAGCTTTTTGGAAAAGCTGCATGCCAGGATAGTTTTGATCAAAAGCATTAGACACTGCACGCATCTGCTCTTCAGGAACACCAGCAGTAAGAGCCTGCTTAGCAACACCTGCACCATATAGACGCCCATACACAACGCCCTTAATCAAGTTACGTCTCTTATCAGACTTCACCATCGATGGGTCCTGATAGACCTCCCTACCAATCTCGGTAAATGGGTCAGAGCCAGTCGCGTCTGCACGCAAGAATAGCTGAATCAGGTTCGGGTCTTGAGACAGGGTTGCAAACATACGGAACTCGACTTGGTCAAGGTCGGAGGTAATAATTACGTGGTCATCATCCTTAGGAAGGAAGGCACGACGAACTACGTCATCACCCTTAGGCAATGTCTGGAGTGCAGGGTTCTGGATAGACATGCGTCCAGTACGAGCACCCATGGTGTTTACGGATGGGTGGACGAATCCGTCGATGTTGTCGTTAATAAAGTTTAGGAAATAAGTATTAGCAAGCTTGAGTGCTTGGCGGTAGTTAAGAGTGGTCTTAGCTAACTGCTGAGCCTCGGCGTTACCATCACGAACAATCATCTTTAGCTGGTCGGCATTAGCAGACTTTTGACCCTTTTCAGTTCTTTCGCTAATTTCTACTTCTAGCTTTTCAAATTGAGAAACTAGCTGCTGATTGCTGCCAATGCCTATCCCGTAAGTGCTCTTAGCCCAATCAGCTGCTTCACTGGTGTACTTAAGCAAGTCATCGTACTTCTGCTTTGAGTACTCCAAATCTAGACGAGCACCGTTTAGCTCCATTTGAGTAGTTATGCGACGAGTATTCATTTCGAGTTCGTATGCATAGTGGTAAGGCTTCCCAGGGGCACACTTCTCCCAGAACTTCTCAAACAGCTTCATTGTCAAAACTGTATCGAGAGCACCGTAAGACCAGTAAGGCTCGAACTTTACGGGAACTGTCCCCCAAGTCCAACCATTCTCCGAGAGAGAAACATCGAGCAAGCTTTGCAGTGCGGCAGCTCTCGGGTCAACAAACATTTCCGTAAGATTTTTGAGAGCACCAGAGCCCAGTGGGTCAATGAGCTTTGCCATAAGCATGGTGTCATGGGCACGGTGCCAAGGCATCTTCCACGTTGACTGTTGGTCAAACCACTTAGCCTCGAAGGCGATGTTGTGGCAGACAATGGGACCGTCAAATCTATTCATCGAATCATAGAAGACGCCCTTCCAATCTTCCCAAGGGATAGACCATCCCTGACGCGCATCTCCAACCTGAACCAGACGTAGACGTCCGTGCCAAGGAGAAAGTGCGTCTTTACGAGGATTTCCTGGAAGCTCGCCAGTCTCTGTGTCAATTGCTATGGCGTTCATTGGACGCCGCTCTCCGAGCCAGCGAATAAAGTCGTGAGCTTTTTCTACTGAATCAACTAGGTGGAGTTGAACTCCTTCTAGTCCTTCTGTCATTTAGTGTCTCTTCCTAAGGGATTATTTCGACATTATACACTTCTGCAATGTCTGAGTCCACCTTAGCAGCTTGTTGCAGCAAACGCTGCGCGACACTCGTTAAATAATAAGCGCCGTTGTCATCATATTTATATAGGGCATCTAGGACAGCGTTTGGCTGGTCACTTACTTGGGCCCAGTACCTGTACTTTTCTGGGAAAACTAAATCTAAGCTGTCATCTGGTTGACACTCTTCGCATGCCACTGCTCTTCTTAGTAGGTCTTCTGCTGGTGCCTCAGTCAGTTTGTATTTAGAGACAAGAGAGCAAGCAGCTCCGTGGAACATAAGCGAAACGCCAATGCGAGACAGGATGTAGGAGCCACTCTCTGTTTTATATAGCTCGAACTCAATCCAGCGGTGAGCTCCCCTGCGTTCCGACGTGGACTTGGCGAGCAGAGTACCGTTGAACTGGAGTGTCCTATCTCCGTCTTTTACTGAGTGCATGCGTCATTAATTTCCTTCTAGAGTAGCTATTCTAGCCTCTAGCTGGGCGTTCTTGTCGGATAGTTCTTGAATGGCTTTAGTTAAATATGGAATTAGCTCTATGTGATTAAGGCTTAGTAAAGGATTTTCTGTGAAATCATCGGCGTCTACCCCCTCCACGTTTGGAACTACTCCTGGAGTTTCAGTCACAATTGTGTGAGTATTTGAAGGAAATATCGTTTGAACTTCTTGCGCTATAAATCCAGAAACAAGTTCATTTTCTTCATCTACAATGCTATTAAAGGTGACGGGTCTAAGACTTTCTACAACAGAAAGTCCATTAGAAATACTTGAGATGTTACTTTTAATTCTTGAATCTGAGCTTACTACAGCTAAAACACTGCTTGCGCTTGGTCTACGGAGGTTCGCACTAAAAGTAGTAGAGTCTACTACTAAAAGGAGTACCCCCGAACTGCTTGCAGTAAGGCTGTAGGCGCTAGACCCTCCAAGCGAAGCCCCTCCACCCATGCTGATTCGCGCACCAAAACCACTATCAATAAACAAACTCCCTGTGGTGCCAGTAATGTCCCCAGCTAGAGTTCCGCTACTGTTGTATATCTCTAAGCTGTTGTTGCTACCACTTAGTTGAACTCTTTGGCCGCTAGAAGATGTTCTAATTGTCCCGCCAGTAAGAGTTCCAGCGACAGTAACATCATCTAGGTAGGAAACACCATTTGAATAGAATCTAAAGGTGGTCCCACCGCCGCCATCAAAAGAAACAATTCCAGGATACGGATGGTCTTTTCCTCTAATTTCAATACGAGCCGTTCCAGCATCTCCCGTTTTAATTAGATTGGACAGGGTTAGGTCAGATTCTAGTTTGGCAGCAGTAATAGCCTGAGCCGCAATTGCGTCTGCTGTAATTGCACCAGCATCAATTTTATCCGCGGTAATTGCATCAGCCGCAATCTTTACAGCAGTAATTGCACCAGCATTAATTTTGTCTGCAGTGATTGCGTTAGATTGAATTTTGTCCGCTGAAATAGAGCCAGCTGCTATGGTAGCTGCTGTTACAGCATTCGCTCCAATTTTTCCAGCAACAATAGAACCAGCTGCAATTTGGTCCGCACCAATAGCATTTGCAGCAATAGCTGACTGCACAATAACATCATTTCCAAAAAGATTAGACGCATTAATTGCACCACTTGCAAGGGCACCAGCGGGTACAACTCCTCCGTTAAATGGCCAGTTGGTTAGGGTTGAGTTGACAATATCTGCGTCAACAAGAGGCTGAACCTGAGCAGTCACTTGGGCTGAAGGGTTGCTCTCTACTCCTGCTGTGTCGGAAACTGTAATTTTAAAGTAATAAGAGTTGCTGTACGTTAGGTCAGTAATTACAGCAAATGCTTCAATACCTCCAAAGACCCTAACTCGCTCAACTAAGTTAGAAGGCCCCGGCGTGAATCCGCTGGTAGTTGACATATAAACGTTTAACGAAACAATGTTGCTAGGAGCAGCTACTGTACTGACTCCTGTAGATAGCTGACCGTCCCAAGAAACAGTAATTGTCCCTAGACGACTAGTAGCCGTTGGCGTAGTCGGCGGATATGTAGTGTGGTCGCCTGATGAAAGTCCAGTAGTGTGGCTAGCAGTTGCTGCAGTAGAGTCTTGCAGTCCCGAATCAAAAGCATAAACTTCAAAATAGTAAAGAGTGTTTTGCGTAAGATTTGCGTCATCGTCAAGGGCATAACTAGTGATGGTAGAGTCAAAAACAGTTTTTGAACGCCAATCTTCAGAAGCACTTCTTCTCCACCTAATCTTGTACCCAGCTAGGTCTGTTATAGGGTCACCAGACACGCTAGTTGTGGGAGCAGTCCATGACAAAGTTACTATCGCATAAGGAGCATAAGTAGCACCCGCTAAGCCTGCCTCGCTAGTGACAGACAAGCTGGTTACTGGTGATGGCGGGTCCCCGTCTTGGCCGACAGAGACGCTTGGAGTGTAGTCAACCCAACGAATTCCGTCCCAGTAGTAAGTCTTGTCGTTCGAGCTGTCAACCCAAATAGAGCCATCTTGGGCCCACTCTCTGGCAACAGGGAAAACATAAACACTTGCACTAGAAACGTCTACTGTTCCAGTAGGGCTAGCTACTCCCGCGGATAGCTCGTACTCAATGGTAGTGCTAGTTACAGCTGTTACAGCAAACAGTCCGTCTGCACCATAGAGAGTAGAGTTCTCAGAAAATATATCTACGTTAATAATGTCGCCAACTTCAAAGTGGTGAACTGCATTCATAGTTAGCGTCACTGTAGTGCCCGTGGCAGAGTAAGAGTCAACTTTTCTACGAGTCTGTAGTCGTCTTCTAGAACTCCATGTAGTCGGAGCAGATGTGTCGGGCTTAAAAGTGTACGTATTTGAAATAGTTACGCCAGACAACTGGTCACTAGTAGGGTCATGTCTAGTGGTGCCGTTAGGTAGGGTTCTCCCTGTCCAAGGAGGAGTGTCCACCTCGAGGACAGTAAAGTTATCTCCATCAACATCAATTGGCTCGCTGCTTGCCCAGTGGATTCCAGAAACCTCGATGCGGTCACCAACTTCGGCTCCAAGGTCAGACTCCAAATAAATTTCTACGCGGTCAGTAGAGTAGCCAACAGCCTTGGGGTAAATGTAAGCATCTTGAATTTTTCTGAACTGCCAAGGAGCAGACGCGCTAACTACAGTTTCTGGCGACGGAACTACTGCATCAGGGTCTACTAGTGCTTCTACTTGGCCGCTTGTAAGAAGGTTTACTGGTCTAAGCTCTACAGAGCGAACGCGCTGGTCTAGACGGCTCATTAGAGTCGTCAGTTTTCTACGTCGTCTTCTAATCCCCATTGAATGGCTTCCCGTCTATGATTGTTACTCCAGAGATAGGTATTGATGGCTCAGTTACTAGCTCTAGTCCGACTTCTTCTGGATAGTTGGGGGTGTCAGGAACACTCACCGTGTACGAAATAATCTTCCTGACCAAAACGCCCGAGTCGCTTCCGTAGTCTTGCTCTAAATAGCTGTCTGCTCTTAACGAGACAAAGTCATCATTTAACTTTACAGAACACCAGTCGCCCGGATTGTACGAGCCAAGCTTAGGGAATGCAGACCCATTTACCGAGATAGTGAAGGTACTAATTGGTGGTACGGACTCTTCCAAAAGACGAGAAGCTTGCTTCCACAAAACCGTTTCATCTGCAGCGTCCAAATCATCCGTTGCATCCAGAATTGGCCAGCCTTCTCTAAGTAGCTTGTGATTTGAAGCAGCAGAGTATGGCTGGCTGGCAGCAGAGTTTAATCTAGAGTCTTTACCCTGAACAAAGAATCTGGTTGCAGAATCTTCGGCACTTTCTGCAAATTGAGCTTCGACAATATTTCCGGGGTACTCAAAGATTAGAGACTCTGCTCCATAAGCACTAGCAGGAATTGGTCCCGAGTAGCCGTCTACTTGCCCCGCCAGCCAAGTGGTTAGGCTAGATGGAATGAGCGGCAAAAAAGTAAAATACTTTTTAAAGGTTGAAGTTGATGTGTCATACTCACAATCAACTCGATACTCAAACCCATTGGGCTTAGTTGCATAATCTTCAAAAACCTCTGCAACAGTTTTAAGTTCATAGCCTCTAATCACGGGGTTAGTTTGAAGATTGCTGCTAAATGTAGAGTTCCTGCTTAAGTCGTAGCCTATGTCACCCAAAGTGGTGTGCTCTCCAAAAGTACCGTACTGGACTGAAGCCCTTCGCTTCATTGTTGGGGGGAAGGAAGTAGAGGTGGTTTCCGTGTAGCTTGTGCCAATATCGGCACCAATACTCACTACGCGAACCTGAGTTAGTGAAGGTGCATCGTATACAGTGGAGTATCCGTCAAAAGTTTGGCTAATGTTTTCTAGCAAAACAATGTCGTCTGCTACGTAGGGGTGGTTAGTTGTTGTAGTTAGGGTAGCTAGATTTCCAGCTCTAGAAAATTGACTTACTGTTTCAGGGAAGTCAGCTTCAGAAGTGGTGCCGATGTCACTTCCTGTGTTTGAGTAAGTCACTGTGTAGTCATCTACTACCGAAAGCACTACAGCCTCTGGATTATCAAAGTCAGCGTCTGCTGTAACTCCCGAAATAATAAACTTTTGTCCCTCGGTTAGTTCGTGTTTTCTATCCATGATGACAGTAGCTACATTCGAGCTTCTAGACACAGAAGCAATCTCATTGAACAAGTCAATACCCGGGCGAATTTCGTCGTTGGCAAAATCAAAATCAAAAAGGTCAGTGTTTAGCTCTCGCAAAAGGTCTTGGGCATATTGATAAGTATCTTGGCGGGTCTCTACAGTGAGAGGGTTTTCTGTGCCAAAGTACTGGTCTGGAATTGTCTTTGTGTTGTCAGGATTAGACACATCGACATATTCTGCATCTACAGTAATAACAGAATGTCCACTGCCGTCATCGCCCACCGTTAAAACGGTAAAGTAGCCGTTATAGAGGGTGTATCCTTCGCTCCAGTAGATATATACAGGTTCTCCGACAGTAAAGTCATACTGCCCATACCTGAGGGTCACGGTTAAAGTTCCGTTTTCTACTGCACCTACGGCCTCGTAAGAGCTGTTCCAAGTCTTCCAGACAACTCGGTGAGACAGGTAGCTTGTAAATTCTGCAGCTGAAACAGAAAGCACCTTGTCAATCAAGCTGTACTCGCGAGACCAGATTATGCCTCCCCACACGCAGACGCCGTTACGTACTACGTACAGAGCTGTTTTAGCTGGAAGAGTGTTCTCGTAAACATTTAGGTTGTAAGTATCTTCGGTGATAGCAATGTCACCAGTAAAAGTTCCAGCTTCTGTTAGCGAGCGAGAGTAGGAAACACTTCTAAATGGTATCTCAGCAAGAAGCTCGTTAGTCATAAGGTCGCAAACAAAGTAGCGGTAATCTACCGCCCCTTCAACGCCTTCAGTTCTTACTGCCATCTTTTGTCCTTGAGTGTCTTTGTATTAGTTTACCAGCTAGCCAATCCAACCAGAGCGGTAGTAGATGGTGGCACTGCCTCCAGTTGGAAAATCTTGAATGGTAATGGTGTTGCTTCCGGGCTGAAGGTAAATCCAGTCAACCAAAACTGCAACCTTGCTTCTGCCATTAGCGACATTAACTACAGAAGACCCCGAATATTGGACTTCCAAAACTTCTCTGTTGTACGTGTCAAGCTCTAGTCTTTTATCGCTAACAGTCGCCCCAATAATTGAAATTGATTTGTCAGAAGTTGTATTAGTTATGGTGGGCGGGTTAGCCGAACTGGGGATACTAAATCCAAGAGATAGCTCAATAATTATTGGAACTGGAGTATTTCCAGAATTGGTTATCGTAGTGCTGCCGCTTCCAGAGCTCTCGGTTATTGTTGTGGACTGGTAGCCGTCAGGGTCCCCGTCAACAAATTCGTACTTGATTGGGTCAACTGCCTTGAGGCCGATAGAGAAATTGTGCCGACCACGAGCATTGACGCTTGTAATTTGAGGAGCCCCGCTTAGACGCACTTTGGCAGCTCTCTTATTGGTGCCATCTTCCGTAACAATTAGGTAGCCTGAAGTCGTGGTCTTTACCATGGGCGAGAGGTAGTCCAACAAGGTTGCCCTAGCAGCTGCAGCATCCTCTGGCTCCTGCGGCATAAAAGAACCACTTAGAGTCATAATTCTGTTGGACCATCGGCCAATAGCGTCGTAAGAGCCGTCGCCCCAACCGCGGGGGAGGTCAGGAAGCTCTACCTCTGGAAGTGTCCACCATCCCTCGATATCAGACACTACCCAAACAACATTGTTGGAATCAATAGTGTTTAAGGTGAGGCCAGTTTCAGTTGCAGGATTCCAAAGCTGAATGCCGCCCTCTAGCTTCATTCCAGAGAGGAATGGCTCTGGGTAAGGTGTTAAGGCCCTATTTACAAACTTGTTTTCTTCACCTTGGTTTGTGGTGGAATCTACGGAATCATAAAACTCGGTCACTAGATAGCACCCTTCTTAATCTCAAATGCAAGCCTTCTGGAAACGGCTGCTGCAAGTTCTCTCTCGTCCATTCCAGGAGACGGGTTGACAGTAATGTTGATGCCGCCACCAGTCTTTTCTAGAGCCTCAATTAGAGCGTAGTCTCTCTTAGACAGGCCTCTCTCATCTAAGGGCTCGACGCGCTCTGGCTTTCCTGCTTCTGCAATCTGAGCAATAGTTCCACCAACAGAAGGTGCAACAACTCCACCTTCTGCAAGTCTAGGAATCTTTAGAAGACGAGCTGGGGGGATGTCTAGGCTTCTACCTCCAATAAGAGGAACCCAGTCGGGTACCTTTAGTGAGTTTAGGTTCTTAAGAAGTCCGTTGTTCCAAGACTTAAGAACTTCATTGATTAGGAATTCGAAGAAGCCTATAACTCCGTTAATCATTCCCTTAATGACGTCAGCAATGCTGAAACTCTTTATGGACTCTACAAAGTCATCCCAGCCTGCGGTGAGGTTTGTCCAAAGCGTATTAAAGAAGCTCTTTATGTTTTCTACAACATTTCCTACAATGTTCTGGAAAGCAGCAAAGATTTCTTTACCTTTTTCAGTCTGAGTAAAGAAAAACTGCAGGGAAAGTATCAAAGCACTTATTGCTATACCTATAGGGCCTCCGACTAAGAACCTTCCAATCTTAAGGAAAACTCCAAGAACTCTTCCAACAACTCCAAATACAGTTCCTAGGAGGCCACCTACAAATTTAAGTGCGTTTCCAATTGCTCCAAAAATTTTGGGGCCGTTTTTCTTAAAGAACTCAAATATGTTCTTAGCGCTTAGGAATGCTCCTACAAACGCAAAAACGTTTCCAAGAATAACTAGGAAGATATTCTTGAGCTGCTCGAAGAAGAAAGTAAAAGCCGTTACGATAGCAAAACCTCTAGTTACCAAATCAATAAATTCTTTGTTCTGAGTAAAGAAGTCAGTAACTGGCCCAATTAGCTCTCTTAGCGTGTCAAAGAACAGCTGGGGGGCACCTTCGTCAGCAAAGGCAGCAAACAGTTCTCCTAGCTCTGTAATTAGGAGAGCTAGGTTCGGAGCCGCATCTGCAAATGCCTTAAAGATGTTGTCCCAGTTTTGCTGGTTGCCTTCTTCGCTAAGAATTTTAAAGAATTCACCTATGTTTGGATTAGCTCCAATTTTTAGGAATGAGTCAAAAACTTGCCCCAAGAAAGTAACTACAGGACCAAAGTTATCTGCCAAACCTTTGTATGTATCTCCAAGCTTTCGACCTTCGTCGGTGACATTCCCTTGGTCATCTACAAGGCTGGCAAATCCGCCTGTAAGTAGTTCTAAGTAGTCAAGAATCGAGTCAATTGCTCCAGAGTCATTGAGGATTGTAAAAAAGTCACCAAGGCCGTTAAAGATGTTGCCAATAATTCCAAAGAGTCGAGAGCCAGTAGCAAAAGCGTCACCGAAGAATGAGTCTAGGCCGTTTTTCTCTAGTTCTTCATTCCACCCCGTTAGGCTGTCTCTGACAAACTCCAAGAACTTTGTTCCAATGCCGTTTGCGTCATTGAAGAACCTAAAGAAAAGCTCAGCAAACTCGCCAATAATTTCACCAATTAGAGGAATGTTGTCTCTTATATTGGCTAGGAACTCATCTACTTCGGCTTTTGTGCTGTCATCCAAGAAATTATCAAAGATGTTCTCTGCACCAGTACCGAGAGCAGTTCCAATTTCAGTGAGGCGCTCTTCTAGAAGAGGAAAATACTGGTCGGTCAGCTTTGTAATTTGGGTCTCAAGTACAGGCAAAAATCCTGAAGCAACGGCTTCTTTTAGTATGTCGAGTTTAGGACGAAGCCCTACAAGAAACTGAGCAAATTGTTTCTGAGATTCTGTTAGACCAGCGTATGGGTCCGAGCCACCGCTTTGATTTAGAGCCTGAGGCCCCTTAGCAACTTCGGCATTGAGGTCTTGAGTGCGGTCTTTAGCCTTGCGATATGCGAGCTCTGCTTCGTCGTAGGCAAGCTTTGCTTCACGACGAGCAGCGGAGTTTGGAGGCAGGTCAGCTGTACGGCGAAGGTTCTCTAAGGCCTTTTCCAAGTTAAGGGCTGCACGCCCTTCGGAAAGAGCGGCCTCTTCTGCTTGGAATTGGAGTTGCTGAAACTCCTCTGTAATGTCGGCAATAGATTTGCCTAGCCCTTGATTTTGTTTAGTTGCAGCAGCCACTGCCTGACTTATGCCGCCTAAAGCAAATTGGGCAAAAGAGGCAGCAAGTCTGACTTGTATAAATGCCGAAGCAAGACCAGCTATCGCAGGAGCCGCTCGTCCTACTGCAGCAACAAGGGCAATTAGACCGCCAACAAGGGCGCTAATTCCTCCAACTAGAGCAGTAAGACCAGTTCCCACTACATAGCTAGTACGAACCAAGCTTCGGAACGCCAGACGAGCTTGCTCGGCGTCTGGAGCTAGCTGCTGGAGCCCAGAGGAAACTTTTTGAAATATGTTTCCAGAGCCAGCGTTGAAGCCTCGAGTAAAAGCTTGACCAATGCTTTCACCACCTACTCGGGCGTCAGGTAGCGCGGCACCGCCGATTCTCTTAAGTTGCTGTCTTAAATCATTGTCAAAACCAGTTGTAATGGCTCTAACAATAATGTTAGCTTCACCGACTACGGCCATGTGCTACCTCACCCCCTCTTATCCAAGCGGAGCGTCTAAGTCCGAGCCAAATGGCAACACCGAATCGGGGTTGAAATTAGTCGGAGGAATGTACGGTTTAGTCTCTCCCGTATTAAAGACAGGGTCGTCAAATCCGATATCGCTTCCAGCGTTTTTCGGAATATACGTTCTGCCATTTTGCTGGTTCTTGCTTGACACACCATATTTGTATGTCTTGTCATATAACAAGTAGAGCTGAGTCCGATATGCGGTAACCGCATCTGCTTCTTCCGCAGAAACGAAACGCATGTCATCTTCCATGAGGTAGTGGAGAACATCTGTCATTTCAGTTGCTTCCATCTCACTCAATCTCAGTCCACTAGCCAAGGCTTTACCATTCACGTAAGGCCAGAGGTCAACCGCCCAGGTTAGGATTCCTCTGGCTGCTGATTTGGGCGTCCCGAGTACTCCTCAATCAACCAGCTAACGATTTCTCCCAGTGTTTCCATAGTTACAATGCGCTCTTTGTCCTCTAGAAGTGCATTGAATCTTTCTAGACTTTCGTCTACAAGAACTTTGTCAAAGAAGGTAGAAACTACCCCCATTGCCTCGACAGAATCTTCCGACTGAGACTTGGAAACCAAGTCCATCAGCACCTTACCCTGAATGGTAGGAATAGCCGTAAATTCTTCATCGTGAACTTTAAATACAAGTGGTTCGGCGGTTACTTCTCCGCCAGAGCCAAAGTCCTTAAATCTGCTGCTCATTTATGTCCTCTATCAATAGTGTCTTTACTGGTTTTTCCAGCAATACTATTGTACCTGAGAGGGGATATAGTTGTTTGGAGCTACCTAATGTTTATAGGCCTTGTAAGGTGAGTTCTCATTGGTGTAGTTAGATACCTGTTAGGTCTAGTTCCCGGGTGATTTACTGTAGGAGTTTTAATTAGTCGTGTGCCCGAACGAAATACGAGAACTGGACTTTCTTTTGCAGTAATTACGTGAGGCCTAGTTCCCTCATGGTGCATGTAGGCATAGCTTTTTTTGGCACCAATCCATAGGTACTGACCAGTTACATTCCCCGAGTGCCTCATGTGAATAGAGGCCTTAAGTGCTCCTGTTTGTACGCCCACTTGTCTTTTTGCGCTTCTGACAATTGCATTGCCTCTACGCTCTAAAGCCCACCAAAGTTTTCCAGCAGGGGTGTTCAAAATTGTTCTAAGTCTGGCTTTATATAGTCTTACTCTGTAAGTAGAGTAGACCAGCGGTATGAATCCTCGGCCGCCGCCTTTACGCATATATTTGAGGCTTTTTAAGTACCTCTTTGCGTAATACCCACCTATGCTATCTGGCAGACCATACATTTTATGGGACCGCCATAGTGACTGTCATTTCAGTCGTTTGAAATCCGCCCTCTGGAGGGTTAACAGCTAGAGTAGCAATAACGCCAACTCCATACCCTGTGTCATCCCACTGGTCTAGCTGGTTGATTGATTCCATCAAAACCCAAGAGTCAATAGCCATGACCTCCGAGGCCTGCTCGATTCTCTCTGGAGCAGGAGGTCTACCGTTCTGCTGAACGATAGGGGTTTCGCGAGAAATTGAAATTGTTATGGTTGCACTCCTAGGAACGTGGCAACGCTGCGGTTCGCCAACCTCCGCTCCCGGAGAGCCTAGATACATCTGCTGGAAATAGATAACTAGCTGTTCGCAGTCAACAGCGGGAGTGGCCATCGTCCAATAACGACGACGTGGCAGCTCCACGTTGTATGACTGAAAAACAGACTGTACCCTCTCCAGTACGCCTGCCATCATGTCTCTGAGATTTACCGCATCCTCAGAGACACCAGTTAGGTCTAGTTCCTGACTTACCATTGATTACTCCGAAGGAGGTGTAACCTCGTCTAGAGTTGGAGCAGGAGCCTCTACGGTCTCCTCAACAACAGAAACAGCTGGCTCTACAACGATTGGCTCTGGCGTTGGAGCTGGAGCAGATACGCGTGGAGCAGGGGCTGCCTTCTTTGCGGGCTTCGCGGCACCCAGCATGTCCTGGGCACGGAAGTTAG